TTCTCATCGTTGTCGAATAGACCGTAAGAAGTACCTCCAGCTCCGTAGCTGTTCTGAGCTGCCAACATATCATCAATGTCGAATCCAAACTGACGATCCAAGAAGATTACGTTCTCCTCGATAGATCCTTGCTTGTCAAGACGAGAAACGATGCTATCGAAATCATCCAAAGTAGATGGGTTACCACCTGACCATACGTTACCTCTCTTACCGATTGCGTCAAATAGACCTTCAGATCCTTTGAAGCCCAACACTTTAGCAGATCCAGCAGCAGAACCTGCGGCAGGGATAGCTTCGATCATTGCAGTCTCAAGATAATCTTCGAAACGAAGACGGGTCTCGTGCTGAGACTTTAGGTACCACAAGAAACCTGGGCCATTGTCACCTTCAACCTCTACCCATCCGATCTGAGCCATGTCAGAACCAGATACTGCGTAGTGATCTTTGATGATGATTGGAGAGTTCTCGAAGATCTCACCATCAGACTCAAGAGACTCAACCATTCCAAGAGTTCCTTTCTTAAACTCAGAACCATAAACGAATACGGATACGGTCTTAGTCGCTACGAAAGTCTGTCCAGCTGCTTCGTAGTAAGCTACGTCAAAAGTTCTTGCTGTATAGTCAACAGCGGTAACGATACCTTTGTTTAGACCTTGAGCACCAGCTCCTTCTTCAGAGATAAGGACAGTTTGTCCAACACGGATAGCGATGCTACCGTTAACAAATCCTTTGCCAGTCAATTGAGCAAGTGGAACTGTGAAAGTTGCATTAGAGTCACCAGCGGCTCCATCTTGAGTTACGTTTACATACTTAGTATGAAGACGTCCTTGCTCAGTCCACTTGATCAAGTCAGAAGTAGAAGGCAATTCTGCGCTCACCAATCTCAAGAAAGATGCTACGCTTCGGTTACCGTAACGCTCAAATTCTTTCTCATAAGTATCAGGTAGATACTGGTTCAAGAAGTTGAAGTCGGTGATGTAGTTAGTTGCGAGGGCTACTCGCTCTGCACTTGGCTGTAATTGAAAGCCAGGTACAGATTGTACTGATCCTGCCATTGTTTTGTTTTTTTATTTTTTAAACCTAATTCGAAGACCTCGACCATCGGTGTCTCCTACGCTAGTAACCTTAAAGCTTCCCTTGTTCATCACTTCAGGGGATCTTCTAACTTCGAAGTTTATGTTCTTGCTTGATTTAGCTTCCTTTTCGACAGCGTCAGCAATCCCCTGCTCATAGAAAAACTTAGCAAATTTTTCTGGGTTCATAGCAACAGCTAATGACTTGTGGTAACCTTTCGCATCTTCGATCAATCCATCATTATTTACGAATTTCGCAATGAAGTTGTTGATGTTAGACTGAACCTTCTTCAGTTCATTATGGTCTCCTGGTGAAAACTTCAGTTCTTTGTCTCCAATCTTGAAATCAAAACCTTTGAAATCGTTGTTGAAAACTTCATCTGTCTTCTTAAGAAACCACTCTGCCTGACGTTGTTCTAGCTCCTGGCCACTACTAGCTTTCGCTGAGTATTCCTTGTAAGCTTTAAGTGCCTCTTGATCCTCGGCAGAAAGGCCACCATAGCTTGACTCAAGCGGTGCCTTGTACTTCTGCTTTTGTTCCTCAAGGAACTTCTTAGCTTTCGCAAGTTCTTTTTTCTTTTCAATCTGTTTTTTCTTGATATCCTTCTCGTCATCTAAGTCCTCGTCATAGCTAAACTTGTCAGCTATCAAGTACTCGATTTCTTCAAGGTCAAGATCACTCTCCTTCTGAGAGTAATATTCTTTAAGTAGCTGATCTGGGTTCATTGAATCCAAGTCAGTGTTGATCTTAATAAAGTCGTTAAGCCCTCGTCCTGTTTCCTTCTTGAAGTTCAAGAATGCAGAAACATCTTCTGGGAGCTCTTCTTTCTGTGGTGCGAACAGATCCTCTACACTTGAGAGTTTCTTCCCGTACTTCTTGTCAATAAAGTCGAGGACTTTATCCTCACTTAAATCTTCTTGCTCTACAACTGTATTCTGTACTACAGTTTCTGTGGAAGCAACCTGTTCTTCGTGCTTTTTAAGCAACTCTTCTTCAACTTGCTGAGCAGATTTCTGTTCAACATCGTCTAACGCTCTTACTTTTAATTCCATTAGATTACAAATTTAGTTATTATTTAATTTATTTTGGTTCGAATGAAGCTAGATCAAATCCGTCCATACTGTCCTCGTTTGATTCAAACTTCATTGGAGGTAAGTTATTTTTTCTCTGAGTAATTAACTTTGACTGCTGAGTGTTCTGCTTGCTGATTCTCTCGTCCTTTCTGTCCTCTTTCATCTCCTCTCTATTCTTTAGCAACTGAGTCTGCATACCGTTGATCTGCATGTTGTACTGGAACTCTCGCTCCATCAACTGTAGCTTCAACATAGCCTCACCCTTAAGCTTCTCTAGATCCATTGCGGCCTCAGCCTGCTTAAGCTGGATCTTGCTTTCTGTCTCAAGCTGAATCTTTTGAACTGCAAGTTGAGCAGCGGCTTCTTGAGACTGCATGTTGATCTGAGCCTGCATCTGCTGCTTCATCATCTCATTCTTCTGATCTAGCTCCATCTTCTTAGTTCTCTTAACCTTAAGAAGCTGGTTAGCCATCTTAATGTTCTTGATCTCTCTGATGTCGATAGCGTCCTCAAGGTTGATATCGTTTCTTGATAGCGCAATCTGAATGTTCTGCTCAAGTCTCTCCTTCTGCTCCTCGTCTGGAGAAAGCTCAATAAAGATTCCAAAGTCATGCAAGTACAAGTCTTTAATATCTCTTAGGATACCAACATTGTACTTACCAATCTGCATCGCAAACTCTTCTGCAAAGTCAGCGTACTCCAAGATGTCAGAAACCCTAACACTAAGTGCCTCAGCAAATGTCTTGGTCATAAACAAACTTGCGTCAAGAATATGTCTTGTAGCAGTGTTTGAATTAAGTGCTGCAAGCTTCTGTACACCAACTAAAGCACGTGGATCTGGATCGCTTCCGTCACGAGCCTCATTTAGCCCCGTCACGCCACGCAACATCTCTAGGTAGTGATTATAGTTGTTGATAAGTGCAGCCATCTTAGACTGTCCCGTAGTGCCTGTGAGAGGCTGTACAGGAACCCTTGCGTTATTAAAGTCACCGTCTCCAGTGTAGCTACGTCCAACAACACTACCAGTCTGGAAGTATAGTCTTAGAGCGTCCTCTGGATTGTATGCGTTACCGTTGCCAAGGTCAACCTCGTTTAGACCATCAGCGTCAATAAATACACCATCTGGCACCATTCTGGAAATAACCTGCTGCAACTTAAGGTGAGTGATCTGGATAAGATCTGCAAAAGGGATCATGCGTCTAGTCAAAGACTCGATCGTTCCCTTGTACATTCTTGGAGCAACAGCAACGTAGTTTGGCATAGCCATCTGAGATGCAGACTTTGGTCTTACCATGTTTTCCATCAACTGCCACTTAAGAACAATCTGAGTACCAGCAACCATTACACCTTCGTACCACACGTCAATAGTCTTCTCAATTCTTTCGAATCTACCTTCCTCCATCATTTCTACTGGAGGGTTAAATGTATCGTCCTTCTCAATTACTCTAGAAGCATTACCCTCTAGAATTTTTTTCTTATAAACGTAAGTCTTTGTGGTCTTGTAGTTGAAATACAATAGAGTGCATGTATCTCTTGAAAATACATTGTCAGAATAAAACCTTGACACAGAGTAGTACTCACCCCAAGATTGATTAGTCTTTGAAATCTCTTCTAGCTCCTCTTTAGTAAGTCTAGGATTAATCTTAATAAGTTCAGTAATTGGAACTGTCTTTACCTCTCCCCAGTAGAAGCAATCTCTAAAGTATGGATCTTCTGTGTAGCTGTAGATCACGTTAGCTGGATCTACGTAGTTAATCTTTACTCCCTCTCCAGCAAGGAACTCGTGCTTACCAACAGCGATACCAATTGTTGTTAGGTCGTAATCAAAACGTCTCTTAGTATCATCGTAGTGATTCTCTAATAGAATAGTATTGATAGCCTCCTCTTCCGCAATCTCTACTGCTGGCTTATAGTTAAGCTGCATAAATAGAGCCAGCTCCTCATCATCGTTTGGCAAGTCTTCTGGACTCACCATGAATGGATCTACGCCAAACTTATCTTGAACTTGTAGGAGAACTTCTTTAGCAGCCATCTCTCCCTCAATCATGTCCTGATACTGATTTCTTTTATCAGCTGAAAGAGCGTCCTGAGCGTAGGCTTTAATAGTGAATAGTCTGTCAGACATACCGTTAACAACGATGTCTACAAACTTAGGGATAATAGGAACTGGAGTCCAGTCAATGTTTAAGTAAGAAAGGTCCCCATCAATAGCTAGTTCATTCTTATACTTCTGAATAGGCTGCTCTCCACGAGCGTACAACCTAAGACGGTTAAAGTCTTTCCATTGGTTATAATACCTTGCAGACCCACTGTCTCTGCGAAACCATTCGTACTGTATGGCTTGGCCAACTCTCAATCCAAACTCCTCGCTCGCCTTCTCCGCATCTGTTGCAAGTTGGCTTGGAAATTGAATTGGAGATATGTCTATATTTGACTCTTTACGCATTAGCTAATTATTTGACTGGTTGTCCCATTGTTCTTGTATCTTGCAAATTTAATGCTTATTTTTGACTCTTTTCTTTCAGGCTGATACATGTGCTTTTGATTAGCCATAATGGCTAAACCAGAGCTAATAGATGCATCGTACTTTGTTCTATTACTAATATCAAACTTAGCCCAATCATTTAAAGTTCTGTTAAAGTACATCGACCCCATCTCTGACGAATCTCTGTACGTAGCCTCCATGTCAAGGCCAACATTTTTCTCTATATAAGTCTCAATAGCAGATGCGTGAGCCTGTCTTACGTCCTCGCTTGAGTTAGGTATACCACCAAGTTCTCTCTCTGTCGTTGATAACTTAAACAAAGGCTTGTCTGGTCTATTCAAACAGAAGTGTCTATACCCTCTGTTCTTGAAGTGATACAGCAATCTTGGCTTGTTGTTTTCTGCTAGAACTGGCATACCATAAAAGAAGCAGGCCATCAACACCTCCTCAAAAAATATCTCTGCCGTTTGAGGTCTTGCAACGTACTCTAGGAAGAACTCATTACTTGGAGCATCCTCCATGTTGAACTTAGTCAAACCATGTAGGGCTCCGTTAGATCCAAAACCATCTACAGTTCCAGAAATATCGTAGGAGTCACAACCGAATGCACCTATGTGCTCGTTCATTGGATAGAACAAGTCTCCCTTCCTATCAACCCTGTTCTGTAGACCACGTGGAGGCACCCAGGATATATTGAATCTTCCCCTTGGATCTGGAGTCCAAACAACCTCACTGTCCTTCTTACCATCTCTCCAACTAAAGAATCCTCTAGTGGTAAAACTGCCAGCTATAAGACTGTCATTAAAGTCAATCTGAGTATATATCTTGGTAAGATTAAATATTGACTGCTTACTCTCATCTCTGAATGCGTGGGACTCCGTTCTAGGGTACTGACGATAGAACTCGTTAAGGGCATCAGGATCGCTTTTAAGAGACTTTACTTCATTCTCCCAATAGTCTATAGCCCCAAGGTTTATAACCTCACCATCGACACCTACAATAGGTTTCTCAGGTTTTCTAAATACTGGCATGCCGTACTTATCTATGAAGCCTTCCATGTTCCACTCCATTGGAATAAACAGAGCATAAAGGCCACTCTTAGTCTGATCGTTCTCAGATCTCTTGTTTGGCCTTGAGTCCTCGTATAGCTTCTTGAAGTTTTCACCACCCTTGTCAAGTGCGTTTGATGTAGATCCCATCATACACTTTCCAATGATC